ACCCTGCAATCTCAGTTCCATCTTTATCCTGTTGGCGACCAAGAATCCAGATATTATCAGCTGAGTAATATGACCCAGTACCACCGCCAACGATATCTTTCGGGAACATACCAATCTCTTTATAGGTGTGGTTGATAGCAACCATAGGAATGTCTTTAAGAGAAAGGTGAGGAGTTACCATACGGAATAGAGATTTGAGCTGTTTCGCGCGGCTCATATCTGCAACGCTTTTCTCATTCATAGCATCTTCAACTTCTTTCTTAGAAGCCAAGTTACCAATAGAGTCAATAATGATAAGAACTTGATCGTCGCGACCAATCTCTTTCAACTGCTTCATAATATCAAATTTCAGTTCTTCAACGTCAGTGATCGGAGTATGAATAACAGAATCAAGCGGGATACCAAAGGTCTGGAAATAACCTTGTGGTGTGCCAAACTCGGAATCATAGAATAGAACAACACCTTCAGGATATTTCTTTATAAAAGAAGAAGCGAGCAGAAGCGCAAAGCCAGTTTTGAAGTGTTTAGAAGGACCAGCAAGCATAGTCAATCCTGGCGTCATACCACCGTCAACGCTACCCGAAAGCGCGACATTAATCATTGGAACGCTGGTAGGAATCATATCTTTCTTAAGAAAGATCTTGCTATCCTCAAGAGTGCTTGTCAGATTGATAGTGCTGTTTTTGATAAGGCGGTCTTTAATTGACATATTCAAAACTCCTCGAAATAATTGTCTAGTTTTTCAATAAATGCTTTAATCTTTTCTTCACGGGCTGGCCAATGAATATAATCCTTTTCAGGGTTCTTCATTAGGTTATTCAGTAGGGGCATTATTAGGTTTCTAAGCCCCTCCATGTTTTGTTTATAAAACTCAACTTCACTTGCCAAGTTCTCGTTATTAGCCGAAAGGTCTTCAATAACATTTTTACTATTATCTAGAGCCTCTTCGTCTACAGCGGTAAAACCGAAGTCAAACATTTCTTTCATTTATCATTCTCTTTCTTTTTGGGGATCCTGTGACCAGTGTCTTCTAAAGGGTTATCGGGCCATTGCTCTTTTTCTGTCATGAGAAGAAATCCTCTAAAGTTGATGTTTTTTCTGTGTTCCAACCAATTATATTCGCAACAGATTTTACTGGTCCAAGAAAAGCCTTTTCAAATTGCATTTCCCTGTCAATGAACCGATCTAAATCCATCTCATTTGGCAATTCATCAGGAACTGCAATAACAGACTCATGAATAAGGTTGGGCTGTTTTAGATAAGCGAAACGGATTTTATCACCGTTTTGAATTGGTGGTATGTGTTGAATATTATTTTTGTTAAGCCAGTGGTTAAAGAGCAGTGCGCCTTTAACTTGAATGGGGGTAGCTTTCTTATATATAGTTGCTGCGTCTCGATATTTCTCCATATTTTTTACACCTCGCGGGAAGGCTACTTCTTCAAACCTTAGATTCATAAACTCTTTGTGGAAATTCTCAATATAATCAATAAGTTCTTCTTCAGAACCATTCATGATGATAGCAAGCGCATCTTTAATAGAGCTACGACAAGACTGCGGAGTTGAAGAACGAACCGCCTCGATACCAGACATTTTTAGCTGAGGCTCTTTGAAACGCACACCTTCAATGTCCCAGGCGTTTAGAATATAGATCTTTTTCTTTTTCCAAACGGCTTTATCAGCGATAGTTTCTCGTTTCATCTTCATCTTCTGCTGATACGCGCCCATCATATCAGCAAGTTCTTGATAACAACTATCAATATAAGGCTCAATCTTAGCAACGGCAAACTGGTCAATAATATCAACGATTTCGTCAGTGGCTTTATCACCACCAAGCATATCAACCAACCCCTTCAATTCGACATAGATTGAGTCAGTGTCAGAAGCCACAACATAATCAGTGTTGGTCTTTAACATTTTATTCAAGTAGTAATTAATGCGGCGTTCAATCCAACGGATAGAAAGCTGACCTGACATGGTAATCGCTTCGGCGTGGTTATGATTAAACCAACGGAAGTAAAGGTTGCCGAGCGCACCATAAGCTGAGTTTAGCTGAATCTTTTTAGCAAGCTGCATATTATGGTATCTTGCTACCAGTTTAGACTCCTCTGGGTCTTTAGTCGCTTCATAACGCTTTTTAGCCTCAAGCATCTTTCTTTTATAAACAGAACGATCATTATACATCTTTTCCATCAAGGCTGGTAGAAAGCCTTGAAAGTCTTTCGTATAAAGACAACCATTCGCCGCCATTGCGTAATCAGTATTGTTGATGAATTTACCAGTAATCAAAGTATCAATCGGCGCAATATCATCAGTTCTGCCACGGAAAGTCTCCGGACTGATATTATACTGCATAATCAGGTGAGGGTAAAGCGAATTAAGGTCAAAAGACACAACCCATTCACTCAATCCAACTTTAGGCTCTTTAACAAACCCACCGACCAAATCCTCGTCATCGCTCTGTTTCTTGAACTGAGGGATAACAATATTCTGCTCAAGGAGGTAATTATGAATGATAACATCCCATGGACGGACCGTTGTCATAGTATCATTATAGTTGACTTTTGCGTCATAAGCAATAGCCATTACCTGCTCAATAAATTTGAGCTTATCATCTAGACGGTCGACCAGAACACAGTCATGAATGTTATATTCAATAAACTTCTGGTAATTGTTTTTATACAGTTCTAACAGATTACCATATTCTGAATAATCAATCTTTTTCTCGCCCAATTCGATTTCAGCGATAAAGTCAAGTTTGTAAGATTCTTGATTGCCGAACTTAAACTTCCGGTATAGTTGATAATAGTCAAGGATAGTTAATCCAAAGATGTTGTAGCTTTGATTTTGTTTATTACGAAACTCAATTTTCTTCTCAGTAAGAATATTCCAAGGGGAAAGCTTTTTAGCTTCTGTAAAATTCAATACGTTTTTAATGCGGTTTACAAGATAAGGAATGTCGAAGAACTCAATGTTCCAACCAGTCACAATATCAAGATCAAGCTTTTGCCAGACTTCAATGAACTTGGTCAACAGAGTTGCTTCATCGGCGCAGCGAATATAATGAACAGAACTATCTTCAGTCTCAAACTCCCAGCAACCAAATACCACTGATTGACCATCCACCCGGAGGGTGATGGCTGTAATTTCTTTATCGGCCAATTCAATATCGGGAAAGCCTTCGTCTGCTTTACATTCAATGTCGATAGTTCCTACTTTGACTAGAGTAGGATCATAGTCAATTTCACCTGTAAATTCGTCAAAAATATGAGTGTATGCGAAGTTATCATAACCGTAAATCTCCATATTAGAGATGTCTTTGTAACGGTTGATAAAATCCTTTGCATCAGAAATAGAGTTGAAGTCAATTTTATCTACAGGTTTACCTTCGATGGTCTTATATTTGCCATCGGGTTTAGGGATAAACATGTAGGGGTGGTAATCTTCGATGTAGGTATCGCGCTTGCCGTTTCGGTATCCTCTGACATAAATCCTGTCACCTCTTTGAAAAACTGATGTGTAGAAATCCATAATACCTCCACGTTGTTACTGTCCATATAGTATACTATATATTTCAGGAAATAGCAAGTAAAAAAGGCGACCGAAGCCGCCTTTAATTTTAGAGTATACCGCAAGGAGTTATTTGTCCGTATCCTTTGTAGAAACGAAAGAATAGAATTTCTTTGCAGTTTCCATTAGGTCTTCAACTGAATACATTTGGTAAGATTTTTGCATTTCTTCCATCTGTACTTTGCCTTCTTTGAACATCAACTCAGCCATAGTAACTGCATAAGCTTGTTGGTTATCCATATACTGTTTGGCCAGTTCGACCATTTCAGCACGGATTTCAAAGGGATTTTTCTGTGTCATGTGTGTGTTTCCTTTAAATTAAAAATATTCTTCTAGAATATCTAGTTGGTCTTGATACTTTGCCATCTCTGCTAGTTCGATTTCAATAGCTTCGATAATGTCGCTATGTTCACCAATACCGGCAGGGTTAGCTAGATAAACTTCAATGTTCATCCTATGTTTTTCAACATGCCCTTCTGCGTGTTTCCGGGCAGCTGTTAAAAGTTGCTCACGCATATTATATCTCCTTTAATGCTGGGGGTGACCGGAGCCACCCCCGAATGCTGTTTCTGCGCATGGCAGATCAGCTATTAAACCCAATCTCTTAGGTTTTCGTTAGTATGGACGCGACTATCAAAGTAAGCTTCCATAGCAATAGAATGAATCATACCACGGTTAATGCCAATATCGTTAAGTTCACTATCGCTTAATATATTAAGCTCATTATAAGTTTGGCGATAAACCTTGTAGTTCATCATTCTTTCTTGAACAAGGCGAATACCTCTTTTAAGTTGAGCTGTTTGAATTGCCTTGTAGATTTTCTTGAAGAAATTTATTAGTGTGTGTGTCATTTGTTAACTCCTCGTAATGACCGATTTCGATTCTACGAGGACGCAGTTCTTCGGGTACGACATACTTCAATTGAATTGCAAGTATGCCATC